CGCTGTAGCAAGGTCTGTGATTGATTCGCTTTGTTTCATTTTTAATCCTCCGTTTATTTATAAAGCCCAACCATTCTATCGCTATTGAGTCATGTTGTATACAGTAGAGTTGAAATTAAATACAAAAATGTTTGCAATTAGATTTAATACAGTCCATTATTAGTTATCAAATCAGCAATAACAAACGGAGTATTTATGAAAATAATTAATTTAAACGTAGCCGAATCGACCATCCTTGAGACAAGAGATGACCTATTCACTGAGCTAGTAGTTACTGGCAATGTATACATCAATAACCACAAGGTTACGGTGTATGAGATGCTGGAAGAGATGGATGATGAAAAAAAGGATTGCATTCTCGCCATGCTGCTAGTTGATAGCACTGAGGCAAAAGCAGAATACATTGAGGTGCTTTGGGCTATGTTCTTGTCAGACTTTGATGATGAAGTCATTGAGAAGCACGTTATTGATGAGGCTACATCACTATGACTATTTATAATGAGATGATTACAGCGAGTATTAATAAGGCGCTTAAAAAGAAGCTGCTTAAAGAGGCTAAAGGAGTATCAAAAAGCAAAGAAAATAACTTGTTTAGTAACGCAGAATTTACAAAGAAACGTCGCCACGCAGAAGATTTAATTTTAGCAAAAGAGTTAGGCGTAAACATTGAGGATTTATTATGAGTGCAAAACATAGACCAGTAAGCAAAGCTATAAACAAGAACTTTAGCGATAACTTTGATCGTATATTTTCTAAAAAAGAGGTACCTATCGGTGAAGATACTAGACCAAAAGATCGCATTAAGCGCGGTCTATCAAGTGCTTGTGTAGAGGAATATTGGGATTGCACTAAAAAAAAGGAGCAAGACAAATGAGCTTAATATTTAAACCAAATATATCTGACACGTTTGAACACATTAAGCCAGATGTTCCAATTATGAAGGCAGTACCACCAGTGATTGTGCCAGAAGCTATGAAATTAGTTTTCAGCATTGACGGACGTAATCAAAGCATATGGAACTCGTATGAGTTAAAATTACTTGTCAATATGAGAGCTTTAAGACTGACATATAGAGAGTGCGGTAGTCATCTTAATAGATCTACCAATTCTTGTGGTAGTGCAGTACATACGCATGATCTTTATGCGGCAATAAAAAGTAAACAAAAAAAATTAATTGAAGGAGTTTTAGGTGAATAAAATAGAGCCAACATTAAGTGATAGCATAAACCCTAGTCATTACACTGCTCATCCAAGTAAGGTTGAGTGTATCCAGATCACCGAACATATGGGATTCTCGTTAGGGAATGCTGTTAAGTACATTTGGAGAGCAGATTTGAAGAATAGTGATGGCGGTATTGAGGACTTAAAGAAGGCTAGATGGTATCTTGAACGAGAGATCACAAAGCGTTTAACTAAGTTTTAAACCAGTGCTATAATATGCCACTTTAGGTGGCATTATGGATAACGAATTCCCGATTGAGTCGGTAGTCGGGATTATTGTAATCATTATATGGAGTATTGTAGAATGGAATTAACTTTAAAAGAGAAGATCGCTCGTTCACGCCTTACTGACAGCATAAAGCAAGAGATCTCAAACTATGAAGATGCAATAAAAAGCGGTAGCAAGTTTAGTGACTTTTGCGCCACTAAGATTACTTTATTAAATGAGAAGCTGGAGGCTATTTAGCTACGCCTTTTAACTTCTCTACTGTACGCAAGCCAGCCAACCCTAGCATTGCTATAGTAAGCTCCATCATAGCCTCTAGCGGCAAATCTGGGCTTCCTCGTTCTGGTGCAATCCACTCAATAATAGGATTAAGCACGAATGCGAATAGAAGCCCAAACCCACAAACCCACATTAAGAACGGCCTAGCTCCTGCCACAAAAGTAGATCTATGACTTGCTTGAACCTTATTAATCTCTGACTGAGCTAGCATAGGCGCTTGTGCAAGCTTCTGCTTTAAAAGCTTACCTGCTGCACGTTCATCATCGCTAGTGAATAATTTATCTATTACATTACCGATAGCTACTACTGGCTCAACTACGCTAGAACCACCCCCTATTAAACCTGAAAACCAGCCCATATTATGCCCCTAGTTGGAAGTGTGGCATGTCTTGGAAACTCTTCCATAGACCACCCCACTCTAGCTTGTAACCTAATTCGTTAGCCGCCTGCATCATTGCAGCAGCTATCAGGGCTAGGTGTAACTTATCCCATGATGCCTTACCGTCAACATAGGCATAAACGTCTAACGCTCTGCCTGTCTGGTGGTATGACTTATTTGTACGTCCATCTGCCTTTGATTTTCCTGCGGTGAACAATGCGGCTTGATCTTTAGTGGTACGCAAGCCACCCGAGCTAGGAATACCGAAATCAATAATACTAATCTGAATGGCACGATCACTGATCTCTATAAGACGAGGGTCTACACCAGCTCGGTTGTTTAATGAATTACTACCCAGTTTAAACATTATGTCCTCATCATATAGGCAATACCACCAACAGCCGCTGCAATTATCAACCTGATAAACCACTCACCAGCCGCTGTCTTGTGCGTGTTACTTGCAACCGCTAGGTTGATGCTATCAATCTCATTCGAGTGCTTATTGAGCCTGCTGTCATGATGATCTAAGCGTGAAGCGACAGCTACGTGCTTCTCTTCTATTCGTGCTAGGGCAGTAACTACTACTGCCATATCGTCAATCTTGCCAGTTAACCTGTCGATACTTCCTTCTATTCTATCTAGTCGTTGCTCTGACATTTCGCGTCCATGTGTTTGTTAAGGTTAACTAAGCGTTGATTATATCATTATTAAGCTAGCTGGCCTATTCCAACTTTATGCCGCGCCACTTCTCCATGCTCTTTACAGTAGACAATTGCACTCATAGTACGCTTAGCACCATAGCCAGAGTCAGAATGCCAAGCATCTCCAGAGGGCAATGCCTGAAAAGTTTCTATAATCATCGAACCCATTTCGATTGCACTATGATGGTGTATATGCCCCATTAACCCATATTTATGATCACACTGGCCCCATTCTTTAGATAAAGATCTGGCTGTATATTCAAATAAGCGTTGTGGTTTCATCCTATCCCCATGGTGACTCACAATAAGCGATTTCCCATATACTAGAGATTGGAATTTATTTGCGTTCCCCATCACCTCCACGCGCGGCTCTTGCTCATAAAATGCCTGTAGCATGATATTCATGCAGCGTGAAGTTGAGCTATTATGGTTGCCCCTTACCTGCATCAAGATAACCTTGTTATGAGATTTTAGTAGTAGATCAATAGAACGCCTGTAAACTCGCAACTGAGCGGCTACGGAATCCCCATAATCGCCATCCATGTCCATATGGTTTTGGCCCGAACTAGTGGTATTTTGTAAATTATCGGAGTGTCCAAAGTCCCCTAAATCCAGCATTAAGCCAACCTCAGACCCGCCTGACGCATGTATTAATTTCTCAATAGCACCCACTGTTACACGCTCTGCTATTTCAAGGTTCCAATCGGCATCGCCATTGCGTTCCTTGGTTACGCGCATTCCTATGTGAGCATCTCCAATCACATAGGCTGTAAGGGCTTGGGGGATATCTGTAAGGGGTTTATGCTTTAATGGGGTGTACTTGGGTAGATCTTCCATTAAAGCGTCAGCAAACGACTGTAAAGCAGCTTCTTGTGATTCTTTCTTGAGATCTGACTTGACCCATTGGCGAATAGGTTTACCCTCAGAATCGTAGAAAGTTGATACACCTTTAACCACATGAGTAGATGGAACCGAGTGTGTCATATCATGATCTGGAGACCAGCCGCGTTTAGAAGCCTGACGCTTGACTGTCTGCAATGATCTCTCAAGGGTGCGTGAGTTAATATCTAAAGCCTTAGCAGCTTTTTTCTGGCTCCCATATTCTGTAATAGCGTCAATAATCTCACACTGTCGCTTAGTGGCAAATTCCTTTAATGATTCCAAAATCATAATCAATCCTTTGCTAGTTAATATGTACCCTGCCATACACGAAGCTTGTCAAACTCTCCGCTTAACATCTTACGCTTAATAACATCATCCATTGCTGGATCGTCCCACGCTATACCTGCCTCCTTTAACCATTCGTTAATCAATGCCGCATCAATAACGCCTACTAGCTTAGACTCGCCAAATTCAGCGTTTCCATGTTGCCGTAATTCCTCTGCGCGATCTAACATCGGGTTCCAATCTTGTTTCTTAATGTGGACTAGGTTGTCCCCATCGCGTACCCACTCTTCTGCAATCTTAGCCATATATCTCCAGACAAAAAAAAGAAGGCCGAAGCCTCCCTTTATTGTAACACAGTAATGTGTTTATTTACGAAGTAGTACAGTCAGCAATTAAGCCTAGTGCTTTTTCGTTACGAACCACAAGAGTACATTCAGCAACAACTTGACGCTTCTCGTTATCGCCTGTCTTGGCTAGTTCTTGATTCTTCATTGGACGCAATGAAGCAAGTGCTAGCTTACTCTTCTCAATGATGTAAACATCGCGTGAACTCACTTGACGTGCTGGTTGGAACGAAACAGATCCCCAAGGCGTAACGTAAACATTTAGCAAGTTTTCTACCTTGCCGCTTGCGCC